GTTTTTGATAGCATAGAATACAAAGAATCTTTGCGTTTAATGGGTTTAGATTTGGTGGAACAAATCAAGGATTTAAGGCTAACCCAAACCGATAACCAAATTTATTTATTGATTAGGGAAGGTTTTGATGAACTGATAAAACAAGCCAAACTTTTTGAAAAAGCCACTTGTAACAAAGGTTGTTCGTTTTGTTGCCACGATTCAATTATAGTTTCTAAAATGGAAATCGAACACATTAAAAAAGTGGTTGCTGAAAAAGGCATAACTCCAAACCGTGAAAGACTGGCAAAGCAAAAGTTAAACAACAAATCAATTAAATGGGCAGACAAAGCCTGTTCCTTGCTTTCCGAACCTGACCAAAACGGGAAAAGAATTTGTACCATTTACGAGGATAGGCCAATGATTTGCCGAAGCCACAACAGCCGAGAAGACCCGAAATTTTGCAACAAATCTGAGTTTCCAAACAAAGGGATTCAAGAAGGGAGAATCCTAGAAATTGATGCCTTGGCAATGTCAATGATATTGGCAGATGTACCAAAAGGCGCAAAATATTATAGGATTGCCTTACACGACATTTTATAAAAAAAGCTAAACCACTCATTATGAGTGGTTTTTTTTTGTAAATTCACAATAAAAATATATTATTAATATGGAATTAAACAAAGACGAAATCTTCAAAATCGCTCGGGAAAAAATTATTGAGCATAAAATTGACAGAATAACCAACCTTTTTGGACACTTGCCAATCGATGTTCGAGCATTTTTTAAATGTTTTCCCGTTGGTTCGGAACGGTACATTTTATTAATCGAATTAACAAAAGCTTATGAACGTTCAAATAATTAAAGTCGGTAAAATTAAACTCAATCCGAACAATCCAAGACTTATCAAGGATGATTCTTTTAAAAAACTGGTTCAATCAATAATTGACTTCCCGCAAATGCTGGAAATTCGGCCAGTAGTGGTCAATAAAGAAATGATGATTCTAGGAGGCAATTACAGATATAAAGCCTGTTTGGAGGCTGGACTTACTGAAATTCCTGTTATAATAGCCAAGGACTTAACACCCGAACAGGAAAAGGAATTTTTGATTAAAGACAATATCTCAGGTGGGGAATGGGATTGGGATATTTTAGCCAACGAATGGGATAGTGAATTACTTGAAAATTGGGGGCTGGATGTTTGGAAGGAAGCCACCGAAGTTGATTACGAAATTCTTGATGATGATGATGTTTCGGGGCAATTGGATGATTTTACCAACGGGGTAAAAAAAGCAATCCAAATTGAGTTCGAGGCTCAGGACTACGAACAGGCTTTTGAGCTTGTGAAGTTTTGGCGTGAAACAGGGGCTTATGTTGGAGGCCTGATAATTGAAAAATTGAAAGCCGAAAAAGAAAAGATATGAAACTTTTGCAGTCAGAAATAAACGGAATCAAATTTTATTATCGGGATGGATTTTCTGATTTAAAAACCTTTGAAGAAGTCCTAAAAAGGGGCGTTTACCTCAAAAAAGGGATGACTATTGCACCGAATGAAAAATGGATGGATTGCGGAGGCAACGTAGGAGCGTTTACGCTTTTGGCTTGCTCGAAAGGTGCAAAAGTTACCGTTTATGAACCCGACCCGTTCAATTGCGAAATGATACAAAAGAACCTCGAATTAAACGCATTTGAGGCCGAAATAAAACAAGTTGCCCTCGTTCACGATGATAAAAAAGAAGTGGTTTTATTCATAGGCAACAACAATAACGTTTGGCGAAATTCAATCGTTAAAAAATGGAATAACAAGGGTATAAAAGTACCCTGTTTAAACTTTGACAAGGAAGCTGAAAATTTCGATTGTTGTAAAATGGATATTGAAGGTGCGGAAATGCTTATTTTGGAAAATACAACAAAAATTTTCAGCAAACTTGTCTATGAATGGAGTTTTGATATTGACGACAGTTTGCCCCGATTTTGGAACGTGATTGAAAAACAGCAAAAGGAATATTCCGATTTCGTGGATATCGGAAATACAGGCAAGTTCCAAACCCGAAATTATAATTTATGGCAAAAATCTTGGTTTCCAGCCTGTACCAATGTTTTCACTTTTAATAAATAAATTATGAAACGAATTGATTTAATCCAAGTTGAACACCTTGTAAAAACAGGCGAAGAATGCCCAACAATAACCCCGAACGTTACCGAGGATAGTATTTTCTTTATCGATGGCAAGCCAATAGGCTTTTACCTAACCAAGATGCCCGAAAAGATGTGCAAGCTGGCTGACCTAGCCAACAAAGAACTTCTTTCCAAGAACGTTCCCAAAACGCTTTTACAAAGGCGAAGACCCGATGGCAAGAACCCAAACGGAACTTACAAGTACAAAAACCAAGTAAACCAGTACAGCGTAATACTCGGAAGCATCCCGCCCAAACCTCATATGAGGCGAAATTATGCCTCCAAAAGTTCGGTTCACTCGGTTACAACGGCTCAGACCTTTATAAAAGCTATGTTACTATTAGCCAAAGAAGCGGAATTGCTCATTAAAGAAATCCTTCCCGAACAATATAACCAGCAACTAAAAATCTTTGAGGAAATCCCCGAGCAATGGAAGTTCGGAAGCCTATTTACAAGTTCAATTTCAAACTTCAATATTTCTGCACCCTATCATCAAGACAACGGAAACTTAAAAGAAACGGTAAACGTTATAATTTGCAAGCGTTGGAACTCCAAGGGCGGGGATTTGAACGTTCCTGATTTTGGGGCAACTTTCGGCCAAGCCGACAACTCAATATTGGTTTATCCCGCTTGGAGAAATACACACGGAGTTACACCAATAATCCCGACCTTTGAAGGAGGTTACAGAAATTCACTTATTTTCTACCCTTTAAAAGCATTTAAGAACCTCTAAAATCTTTCAAAATGGCTTATAAAAGAAAAGAAATATTCGATAAAGCCAAGGAAAAAATAACCAAAAACAGGTTATTTTTTATCGAGGATATAATTGCGGTTTTGCCTTGTGATAAAACGACTTTTTACCGTTTTTTTCCTCCCGAATGCAACGAATACAACGCCCTAAAAGAACTATTGGAATTAAATAGGGTTGCAACTAAAATTTCGATGCGTAAAAAGTGGTCAGAATCGGGAAATCCTACCTTGCAAATTGCATTAATGAAAATCATCTGTACCGATGAAGAAGCACACAGGCTAAACGGAAGTAGTTTAAAAGCCGATATCACCAGCGGAGGAAAAGAAATTTTGCAAGGAATTAACAGTACCAAAATCACGGTAAATATCGTTAACCCTTTGGATTATGACGATGATGACGACGATAGCGACCAATGAAATAGAGTTTAAATTCAATGCAACTAAGGTTTTTGAAGAAACTTGGAACGCTACACAAAGCGGAAAATATAAGCTCATAGAGCAAAATGGCAGTAGCCGAAGTAGCAAGACTTGGAGTGATTTCCAAGTCTTGTTTTTAGATTTATTTGAAAATCCGATGCTCACGGCCACAATATTGCGAGATACCCAAAAGTCTTGCCGTGAAATTGTGGAAACCGATTGGATTAAATGGCTTTCCGACCCGATGGGGCGCAAACTCCAGCTTCAAAAAGGGTTGATTAATATACAGGAATTTGACGCTTTTTTGCGTGAAGAATCCCTTTTAAAGTTCTTTACCCGAAACAGAACAAATCACACTTGGACATTTATTCACAACAATTCCTTTATTCGTTTTACAGGGCTGGATGATGAAGATGATGCAATGGGAATGACTCAGGATATTTGCTGGATTAACGAGCCTTACAATTTCTCTCACGAAGTTTATAAACAGCTTTCCCAACGTACCAGCAAATACATAATTTTTGACTGGAATCCCAAACAATCGCATTGGGTGGATATCGAACGATTGAAAGAAAACACTATTACCCTAAAATCTACCTTCCGAGATAATCCTTTTTGCCCAAAAGAAAGCCGAAAACAAATTTTAAGCTACCAACCAGTAGAAAAGTGTTTTCTTGTTGTAAATGGCAATTTAAACGAAAAAGAAGCCCGTAATTATAATATAAATCAAAACCCAAACAACTACGAAGGAAAACACATTAAAGAATTAATGCGTTGTTTGATTAACGAACAAACCAAATCCAGTAGTTTGTACCATTGGCAAGTTTACGGTGAAGGGGAAAAAGCCGAAAAGCCAAACCGTATTTTCAAGAATTGGACAAAGATAAAAGACGACCTTTTTGATGCCTTGCCCTATCCGCTTTACTATGCAACGGATTTTGGGCTTTCGGCCTGTACTGCAATGATAGCTTGCAAATTCGATGGCGACCGAACTTTCTTTTTTAAGGAACTTCTTTATAAGCCGATGAACCTAATGGAAGGTACTTTAATAGACGAATTTAGGAAGCTGAAAATTGACAAAACCCGTGAAAATATTTGCGACAGCGGGAATGAAATAAATACCTCGGAATCTGCCAAGCTTCGTAACGATGGTTATAATATTGTTTCGGCCAAAAAAGGTGCTGGCTCGGTAAACGGTGGGATTGAATCAACCCAAAAAGCCAAAATTATTTACACGGAATCCAGCCAAAACCTTGAAATGGAGTACGAAAATTATAGCTGGAGAATGTGGCACGGGGTACAAATGGATGAACCCGAACAAACAAGCGAAGACCATTTAATGGACTGTTGTAGAATGTTCGTGATGTGGTACGTAAGAACCCGAAGATTAACTATTTAGCCAAAAAATGTCAATTTTTTACAGGGATTGATATTTTTTAATACCTTTATACTAAGCAACTTACGAAGATGGGGTGGTTAGATACATTGAAGGGGATATTCGGGGAGCGGGATAGAATGGGAAATGCTTGGTACTACGGTTCAGAATTAGACGGACTAAAGAAATCAGCATCTTACCTAAATTTGTCTTTTGAGAACTTTGTCTTAATGACAATTTGCGCTTTGCGTTCCAAAGTTTACAGCCAAATGGCAATTCAACATTTGGATAAAAACGGCAAAGAAATAGCTGACAGTCAATACATTAAACTGTTCAAGCAACCAAACTACTTCCAATCTCAGGAAGATTTTTTTTTCTGCCAAATGTGGTTTTTGTCGGCAACTGGAAATGATTATTGTTATGAAATCAAATCAGGAAATGACCCCGCTTCACTTTACAATCTTATCCCGAGTGAAATTGATTTCAAGGACACTAACAAGCCTAAAAAATTCCTAACCTTAAAGGAAGATATCAAGGCTTATGAGGAACAAAAAATTATTTATAATCTCGATGGCCAAGACTATAAATTACCTCTAAAAAACATCATTCCTTTTTACGATTTAGCCAACGGAATGAGTAAAAATAGTGCCTTACAATCCCATTCCCGAGTGGAAGGAATTGACCACGTATTGCAAAACATAAACGAAAACATTAAATCCAAGCACATAAATTTAAAGTTTTCCCAAAAGTATATTATCAGTTCGGCCAGCGATGGAAACGAGGTGCAAATTCAAGATGGCGACCGTAAGGATATCACAAGAAAGATTGGCCAAAAGTCCGTTATTATTCT